CTGAAGTATTGCTTCTTTGGTCAAGAAAGCGATCTTCTGATGGTCAAGTACCTCTACGATATTATTCTGGCAGCTATGGCAACTGAACTGGCAAAGTTCAAGAAGACTGTTGAATACAAGATCGCCTTCAGCAAGAAGGGTGCTACCAGTTCGTTTACCACTGGTATGGCAATGCGTATTGGTCGTCGTCTGAACGAAATGAAGGCTCAGATGAATGGCTGGTGTCAGGCACATTTTTTAGAAAACAAAGGCAACTGTATTGTGGAACGAACGCACAATCTATTGAAGGAATATGGATGTGACTAAGCCCTATTGTATTGGTTCCGACGATTGGAATGGACTTTCGAAACTGATTGAAGAACTCGGTGAGTTACAACAGGTCTGTGGTAAACTTATCGGTTCAGAAGGCAACACTGATCATTGGTCCGGTGATCTTCACGCAAAGTTTATTGAAGAAATCGGTGACGTTTATGCTTCTCTCAATTTCTTCACCACGAGAAACTTTACTTCTGAGGAACGAGTGCTTATTATTAAGCAGATGCATGCCAAAGAAGGCACATTCCAAAAGTGGGATAAGGAAATTCGTAGTGGTCAAGATTCGTTGTAAAAAAGACCGGTGAAGTCTACGATGCGGTTGAAAATATGACCGAGCAATCATACTGGACCCACCTCGACGAAGTTTATGGTGAGATCACTGAAGAACAGTTGATTGAAAACCATGACAAGTACGTTCGACGGTTGAACGAAAAGAACATAAAGACGAATTGTAAGCTTTGGTCAGATACTTCTGAAGAAGAAAAAGTCAGACTGATGAAAGCTCGGTTTAATAGCATTGTGGATTATAAAGAGAGATTGGAACCACGTCAAAGGTTCATCAACGGTTACTTTGTTAAGTCAGAAACCGGTGGTAATATGGATAAAGGCTGGGTCAAATTGTTTCCGCTTGATATGGTAGAGGTGTTGTGATGCTACTATTTAAATGTCCTTTTTGTGGCCGTTTGAATCTTACCGTTTCTTTTGGTGGTCTTAGCTTTCGAGAAGAATGGATTCATTGTATTGATTGTGATGCACACGGACCACACGTCTCAGTAGATCATACACCACAGAATGAGCTTCGTGATACAGTTATTATGAAATGGAATAATAGATGCTAAAACATGCTAAAGGTAATCTAATTAATATGGCCGAACAAGGTTATTTTGACATTTTAGTTCACGGCTGCAACTGTCAGAACACCATGGGATCGGGTATTGCTAAAGAGATTCGTGCTCGATATCCACTAGCATATACAGCTGATACCAATTTTATGCGACAGATGCCACCGGTGTGTAAGTTAGGTATGTGGAGCAATCACAATACAGACGGACATGGTTCGGTCTTTTATGATGTTTCTCCTTTCATTATCATAAACGCCTACACGCAGGTCAACTATCTACCTCGTGGTGTGGATCATTTTGAATATGAATCCTTCGGTTTGATCTTACGTAAGTTAGCAGCCGTGTATCCTGGAAAGCGATTTGGCTTTCCCAGAATTGGTCAAGGTTTGGCTGGCGGGAACCCGGACCGAATTAATCAAATGCTAGAAGACTTTGCAGTTGCAGTTACAGAAAAAGGCGGCGCGATCACGGTTGTGGACTTTGAACCTAAATGATAAATAAAGATGTAGTTCACGGTGGTACACCTAACTACTCTAATGCTTTAGGGAGCACCAGCATGACTATTTATCTATATCTAAAAACCCACAACCAAACTGGATTGAAGTACCTCGGTAAAACAGAAGAGGAAGACCCTGCAGCCTATCAAGGTTCAGGTTTGTTATGGGGAAGACATATCCGGAAATACGGGTATGATGTCACGACTGAAATACTAAAAGAATGTAAAACTAACGATGAAGTTAAAGAATGGGGATTGTATTACTCTGATTTATGGAATGTGGTAGAATCCCCTGAGTTTGCTAATCTTAAGCCGGAATACGGAACTGGAGGACCAGTTGGCCCCGAAGGTGCCGCGAAAATATCTCAAAAGATAAAAGCCATCCGTAACGATCCTAATTGGAAAGCAACTACAGGTGCAGATGCGTTTACGAAGATGATGGAAACTAGAAACACTGTTGAGTGGCAATCTACTATAGGTAAAGAAGCGAGCAAGAAACATTCTGATACGTTAAATGACCCTGAATGGTTATCTACAGTAGGAGTAGCAAAGGCTAGCAAAGTTTCTACCAAGGCCAAAGTTCGTAAAAACGATCCGATATGGAGAGCTACTAAAGGTGTTGAGGCCCGTGAAAAGGAAAAGATAACCAAATCCGATCCTGACTGGTTAGCAACAACCGGTGCTGCACTACGAGATAAAATGAAAGAAAAGAGAAACAGCGAAGAATATAAAGAGGCACAGTATAAAGAATGTCCTCACTGCAAGAAGGTCGCTGATCCGGGAAACTACAAGCAATGGCACGGTGACAACTGTTCTGTTGTTAATTCCAGCACAGAGAGAAAGCATAAGCAATTGACATGCCCTCACTGTAACAAGACCGGAGGAATTTCAGCAATGAAACGATACCACTTTGACAATTGCAAAGAAAAAGGTTGACATTTTTATAAGATTGGTATAGACTAAAATTAACGGCAAAGGGATAGACCCGGCGCCTCAACATTAGAGGAGTTCTAATATGAAAAACATTATCCTAAACTCTGATTCATATAAATTTTCGCAATGGAATCAGTATCCAGAAGGTACCGAGTACATCTACAGCTACATTGAAAGCCGTGGTGGTAAGTTCGACGAGACTGTATTCTTCGGTCTCCAGGGTTTCATTAAGGAATATCTGACCGATCCCGTCACAATGGATATGATTGATGAGGCTGAAGCTATCATCACTGCTCATGGTGAGCCCTTCAATCGTGAAGGGTGGGAATATATCCTCCGTGAACACAACGGTTACTTGCCAGTGAAGATCAATGCAGTTCCTGAAGGTACTGTGGTTCCCGTCAAGAACATTCTCACTTCGATTATCAATACAGATCCAAAGTGCTACTGGTTGACTTCGTTCCTCGAGACTGCTCTTCTTCGTTCGGTCTGGTATCCTACAACTGTGGCTACTAACAGCCGTGAAATTAAGAAGGTAATTCTTGATGCTCTTGAGCGTACTGGTACTTCTGAAGATATCGCTTTTAAGCTTCATGACTTTGGCGCTCGTGGTGTTAGTTCTCTTGAGTCTGCTGGTATCGGGGGCGCGGCTCACCTGGTTAATTTCATGGGAACCGACACTGTGGAAGCTCTTGTTTTTGCTCGTCGGTATTACAATGCTGATATGGCTGGTTTCAGCGTTCCTGCTATGGAACACAGCACTGTAACCAGCTGGGGTCGTGAGAACGAGGTTGCCTCTTATCGCAACATGGTCAAGAAGAATGGTAAACCAGGCGGAATCGTCTCGGCGGTATCTGACAGCTATGATATCTTCAATGCCTGTAAGCTCTGGGGTACTGAACTCAAGCAGGACATCATCGACTCGGGTGCTACTCTGGTCGTTCGTCCTGACAGTGGTGATCCGGCGGAAGTCGTTCTTCGTTGTCTGATTATTCTCGATCAGTACTTCGGTAGCACCGTCAATGAAAAGGGATACAAGGTTCTGAACAACGTTCGTGTTCTTCAGGGTGACGGTATCACGATTGACTCGATCAAGGAAATCCTGCACTGGGCCATTAAGAAGGGTTTTAGTGCTGACAACCTGGTCTTCGGTCAGGGTGGTGCTCTGCTTCAGATTGTTAACCGTGATGACCAGAAGTTTGCCATGAAGTGTTCGGCCGCTCTTGTTGATGGTACCTGGGTCGATGTATTCAAGGACCCTATTACTGACAAGGGTAAGCAGAGCAAGAAGGGCCGTCTCAAGCTGAAGAAGTACAATGTACGATATGCTACTATGGGTCCAGGTAATAATGTAATTTGCCCTGAATCGGATCAAGTATCTTATCACACTGTTACAGAACATGACGAAGGTTATAGTGATGTCACGGATATTCTTGAAACTGTGTTTGAGAACGGAAAGATCGTCAAGGAATACACCTTTGACGAAGTTCGGGAAAATGCAAAAATTTAAAAATATTTTTGTGTAATTTTGTTTCAACCAAGTTTTCTTGTATATATAGTTTACTAACTGACATTATCGGTTGACATTTTATGTGGATTGGTATAGTCTAAGAATATATGGAATGCAGATTCACCCTCGGGCCGAAAAACTTTCCAAACAAATTTATTTTTGGTGTTGACATTTTTCTTCGGATATGTTAGACTAAGAATATAGGGAATGGAAACAAACCCTTCTTTGACATCGTTGAATAGAGATTAAGAGGACTCATGGTTAGCTTTCGGGTTTACCATGAGTCCTACTTAAGACTTTTTAGAAGAAGACTGATCTTAGGCTGACCTAAGATGGTAAAAACGCAGGTTCAGCCTTCTTCTAAGAAGTTTTAATGTTGCCATAAGCTCGGATGTACAGTAATGGCAACTGATGGGTGTGGAAACATATTCATCTCTAGTTTATCTGGGTGAGATAGCAAGTGCTAAACGGCGGTTTGGAGCCATCGGATCGGGGGAGCGTTACCTCCCACCCAGACCAGTTTATGTATAGTGAAATCCTCTGGTGAGGGAAGCAGATAAATCCACAGTACTGGTTAATAATACAGTGCGATAATGGTTTTGCAATGGGTCGGTTCGATTCCGGCACTATACACCAGTTTAAGGTTCCTTTCAGCATCAATTGTTTTGCTTATAACAACCAAGCGGAACCTGTAAAATTTGCGCCTATAGCTCAACTGGATAGAGTTCGGGTCTTCTAAACCTGCGGTCGGGGTTCGAGTCCTCGTAGGCGCGCCAGATATTAGGAGTTAGTAGCAATCGGTGGCTAAACTGTGATGGTTTAGATATCGTGGACTAATCACTCACAGCCGAGTACATAATATCATTTAGATAGGCTCCTAATTCATTTTTGTTGACATTTATTCTCACTTGGTATAGAGTTGAAAAATGGAAACATTACAAAAACATCTAATCGAACGAGGTATGGATATTACAAAATATCCAATCGCTTACGATCCTGATGAAGGTATCATTACTTTCTTCTTGTTTAATGGCACTGGTCAGCTTGTTGGTTATCAAAAATATAATTTTATGCAACCATCAAAACAGAAAAAGAATGATCCTAAGTCTGGTAGATATTATACGTATCTACCTAAAGAAACTGACGGTGTGTTTGGTCTAGATGTTCTTGATCCTACCGACAGGACAATTTATATAGTCGAAGGTGTGTTTAAGGCGGCAGTATTGCACCGACTAGGTTACAATGCTATTGCTGTTTTGACTTCTACACCAAAACGACTGCGACCTTGGTTTAAAATTTTACGTCAGACATGGAATCTGGTGGCGATTGGTGATAACGATGAGGCAGGCCGAAAGCTTGTTAATATCGTGAAACAAGGTTTTCAATCTCCTACTGATCTAGATGAAATGTCAGATGAAGATATACACAGTTTACTCCGCGGGTGCAGTACACCGTAAGACGGCAGAGGTAGAGGAACGGCAGAGGTCTCAACAGCCTATGTGCTGCAACATATAGACACCTATTGCAGTAGGGTTGATTCGGTGCAAGTCCGGACGTTCCTCGTTTATTTTAATGGCCTGTTAGCTCAATCGGGAGAGCACTGCACTGTCCATGCAGAGGTAAGGGGATCGAAACCCCTAC